CCACTATTTTCTTTAGTTATTTTTATTTCTTTAGGTGTTTTCATTAAATTTATTTATTAAAAAAATTATCATTTAACCATTTGCGGCATAATTTAATTCTATCAATCAAGCTATCAATATCCTTTGCACTATACTCTACATCAACTGAGTGAACTCTTTGTACTTTTTCTATATGATTATACTTGTGCCTTTTTTCAATAGATTCTATGGTCTTAATCCAATAATCAGACTCACTATCTGGCTTTCCTAATTTATACCATTGAGTTTGTATCTCAGCATCAACATATCTTTGTGGGGTGTCAACCAAACAATAACTAATCTTAGCCTTTTGCAGTCCTGTCAACCACATATAACATTGCACTTGCCAATAGTAAATACTACTTATTTTTTTCTCAGTCTTATGGTTGAAAAAACTAAATATATCCCATGCAGATTTGATGTCGATTATAAGCTCATCAGTTATTATATCTGGAGTGCCAATTACAAAATCATTGCTAAGTATTTTTTCATTCTTTTTGTAGAACTTTTTATCAACTAAAGATAGTAATGTCATGCTATCCTCTTCTACTTGTGTGCCTTTATACATATACTTGCTATCAAACTCTTTCTCAATTCCATAAACCATAAAGATATACTTCTCAATTAAGTGCTTTTTGCAGGTATCTGATAGGTCATTTTTGGTTTTACTTTCAGTCATTATGTTGCCGACTGATGATGGTCTAAATAATAGGTTATTTGCGTTCATATTTAAAATGGGGTTTTTGTTTTTCTGTATATTGTTTCATTATTGTAAGACATTTATGGCTCTTAGCCATTAGTTGTGTGCAATACTACTGAACCGCATCAAACAAGCTGACAGACTTAACAGCACTCATAACTCGTTTTTTGGCATCTTTCATATTCAATACCATTTGTTTAAAATAGCTATCTTTTAACTCAATACCTATTGCTTTACGACCTAAACTAACAGGGCTGTAAACTTCGCTACCAACACCAGCAAAAGGAGTTAAAACAACTTCATTTGAATTTGAGTATAATTCAACTATTCTATCAATTACATCTAATTGCAAAGGGTGTACGTGTTTTTCATCATCTTCTTCTTTGCTGTCTTTAAATGGTAATACATTATCAATTCTAATATCATCCCAAACACTTGAAGCGTATCTTTGCCAAATGTAATGGCTCAATTTGTTGTTAGGATTTTCGCTATCATAAAAGCTATTATTCAAGTGTTCCCACAATTGTTCTTCATTTAGCTTTGTGTTATTGGCATTATTCCAAGCAGTTAAAATGTTACTTACTATTGGAGTTGCACCAAAGTAATTTTTCAATCCTTGTGAATGTGTTACAGGAACTAAATTATCACCTTCTTTGGTAAATATTAATACATAGTCAGGCATTGCAGTAAAGCATTTTGTGCTATCTTCTACAATAAATTTATGCATTAAACTTTGTACCATAGTTCTCATTCTTACCTTTAATGGCTCTTTCCAAATAGTAATTCTATTACGATAATGGAAACCATACTTTTGATGTATTTTTATTATTTCAGCAGGAAAATCCCAAAGAAAGCAACGGTTATCGTGTACATCAGTACAATGCACAGCGTTAATTCTACCAGCTTTTGTAACTCTTGCTAATTGCTGAACTAAAAACTCGTATTGCTCTAAAAATTGTTCTTTGCTTTCGCAATTACTAAAGTCATTTTCTGAACTTGAATAATTATACAACCCTGCAAATGGTGGAGAGTACACAACTAAATCAACACTTTTATCTTCTAATGTTGGTAATACTAACATACAATCTGAATTGTATATGGCGTAATTTTCTGTAATTACTTGGTCTTTTACTTTGCTCATTTTTTTAAAATTTTGGTTTTATTATTTCTTTTGTAAATTCTTTTTTTTGTATTTCGTAAATGCTGTTTACATTTTCAGATAGTTTTGTGAACATATCGTTTGCCTTTTCTTTTTTGATTTGTAGGCTTTCCATTATTCGGGTTTGTCCATCACTTAAAACCAAATCAACATAAACATCATTCTTTTGCCCGAACCTCCAAAACCTTCTTATTGCTTGGTAATATTGCTCATAAGAATAAGTTGGAAAGTATGTTGTATGGTTGCAGTGTTGCCAGTTCAAACCAAAAGCAGTTATTGAAGTTTTTGTAATTAGCTTTTTTATTTCACCTTTCGAGAATGCTAAAAGTATTTCTTCTTTTTTATCAATATCCATATTGCCTTTTACTTCAACACAATTATCTAATTGATTAATCAATTTTGCTTCATCATTCAAATTAACCCAATAAACACTTGTTTCGTGTGCATTAGCCAACTCCACAGCCTTTTCACATCTTTGCTCTAAAGTGCTTCGTGTTTCGGCTTTTATTTCAAAGAAATTCACAGCAGGAAAATTAAATAATGATGTTTGCCCATTAATAGCCAAAGGGCTTTCATTCCTTACTTGGTGTTGGTTTTCTATAAGTTTTGGTAATTTGTATTTTTCATCACTAAAACCTAAATCACTTGGTTTTCTAATTGATATTGCCCATTGTGAAACCCATTGCCAAAAGTCTTTTTCAGCGTGTGGTTTTAAATACCAATCACTGCCAGCCGTTGCCAAAGCTCTGCCACTTGACTTTATATTATTTCCGTTATTATTCTTAAAGAACTTAGTAAGCATATCGGTATATCCTAAATATCCAAGTGCTTCGCTACTTGTACCCAATTCAATATAATCATTTGGGCTTGGTGTTGCTGTTGAGCAAAAACGATAAGGAACTTTTTTAATGAATGAAGTAATTTTATTTTTAATTGCTCCATCAAAGTTTTTTAAAATACTGCTTTCATCCAGTATCACTCCAATAAAATCTTTTTCATTAAAGTATTGTAACCTTTCATAATTACACACTACTATTTTTTTGGTATGCACTCCATTTTTTGAGTATTCAATATCATCAATACCTAACTTTTCAGCTTCCAAAATGAATTGAAAAGCAACAGCTAAAGGTGTTAATATCAATACTTTTTTATTGGTGTGCTGTATTATGTTTTTTGCAATTGATAATTGAATTAAAGTTTTACCTAATCCAGTATCAGCAAAAACAGCAATACGACCTTTCATTATTGATTTTTCAATAATTGCTTTTTGAAAATCAAAAGCTATATCAGGAATGTAATTTAGTTTAAATCCAAAGTCACCAATTGAGTGCCTTTTCTTTTCCAAAAACTCCAAGTAATTGCCCGTACTGCACACAAAATCGGTTTTGCGTAATGGTGGCATTTGTAATATATTTGACATTTGTATTTCTATTTAAGTTTAGTAATAAATTTTGGCTTTTGTAAGTATAATTCCCCCACTTCGCCAAGTCGTAGGCTTCGTTAGCCTCTTATCTTAGCTGCAATTATATCTTTAAACTCTTCAGGTAGTTGCTTTTCAAGTGCCTCAAGTTCTTTGATGGACTCAGCAGCATTGATAAGCTCCATTGCTCGCTCATACTCTTTGTCAACTTCAGTAATCTCAGCATCTTGATTATCTATGTACTCAGGTTGTAGGTCATTGTTTACCTTTGATTGGTCAAGTGTTACTGCCATTTGTATCTCAACTGATAGCGGTGCGAATCGTGAAAGCAATAATTTTAAACAAGTCTTTTTAGCCATTGCTTCAAAATTATCTTTCCATGGGCCACTACTATAAGTCTTTGAATACTTCTTACCATGCGCCTCAACTTCACTATGACTCATGTATAAAGTTGCCTCATATCCGCTTAATAGTTTAAAATATGCAGCATATCCGATTGGCTTACCTACACCTACTACACTAAAATCAAATTCACAACCTTTCAATGGGTCATTGCTCACTAATTGACCATCGTAGATAGCTGCCACGCTTATAGTCTTATATAAACCTGTTCTTTGTGCGAGTTGCACAAACCCTCGCCATCCCATTTGAAATTGAGCTGATTTTTCATAACTCCCATCAGCTAATTTTATATTATAAGGCACAATGTACGCAAAGCCTAAGTTATTGTTAATTGGTAGGTCAAGTGTTGCAGCAGTCATAGCCGCATTAAGTATGCTATTAGGGTCAGCATTAGCAAGTAACTTGTTGTTGTTTACAATCTGCAGGACTGATGTAATAAATTGAGTTGATTTTTTGCCTATTACTTCTGTGAATTTGGCTTGAACTGATGGGCTTGTAAGTAAGCCTTTTGCGGTTTGTTTTTGGAGTTGATTTGTCATTTGATTTATTGTTTATAAGTTTATTGCTAATTGATTTTTGATTTGTTCTGCATTCTTTAGATTTACACAAGATAAATCAAAGTAGCTTTCTTTTAATTCAATACCTAGATATCTCCTATTGCATTTTAATGCGACGTAACCTTCAGTACCTATACCATTAAATGGGCTAAATACTAAGTCATTTGGATTTGTGTATAGCTCTAATAGTCTTTTAATTGGCTCTTTTTGTGTAGGAGTCATGTGTTTTTCATCGTACTCAGCTTTAGCTTCACGAA